TAAAGGTTGGTCTAGTGAACAAGCAGCAGGTATTGTTGGTAATCTTCAACAAGAATCTGGTCCAAACTTAAATCCAACTGCTCAGAATTCAATTGGGATGTATGGCATTGCTCAATGGGATAAAATAAGAAGAGCAGAATTTGAGAAGCTATATAAAAAGCCAATTTATGGATCATCATTTGAAGAACAATTAGAATACATTCAGTATGAATTAACTCAAGGTGCTCGTAAAAACGCAGGCGAAGCACTTAAAAATGCTAAATCACCTGAGGATGCGGCCAATATTGTAAATAGATTATATGAAGGTGCTGCTGGTCAGAATGATGATAAGCGAGTAGCTAATGCTATAACACTATTGAATGGATTAACCTTGGTTCAAGGTGGACCTAATTCTGGATTTACCGGAGGTGTTGGTGTAATATCTTCTGCTTACGGTAAGCAAAGAGCAAACGGAGAAATACATCCAGGTATTGATATTGCTGCACCAATGGGAACACCAATTAGAGCACCTTTTGCTGGTACTATTAAACGAGCAGGATCTGCAAGTGGCTTTGGTAATTTGATTGTATTAGATCATGGAGATGGAACTGAATCTTGGTATGGACACGTAAGTGCTTTTGCTTCAGGACTAAGACAAGGTACTAAAGTTTCAGCTGGTGATGTTATTGGTAACGTAGGGAAGGAAGGAAGATCAACCGGGCCTCATCTTCATTTGGAATTAAGAAGAGGTGACCAAAGATTAGATCCAACTCAGTTGTATTCTACACATACTTGGATGGTTGGGGGTGAAAAGCTACAACCTAAAGTTATAAAGCCTAAACAAGTACCGCCAGCACAAACTCAGCCTGCAATGTCACCATGGGGAACACCAGTTTCAACCAAGCTTCAAGCACCAAATAAACAAATTCCTGGTGACCCAAGACCTAAGTATTATGCAGCACTTGCACCTCAAGCTTACTAAAAAGGGGAGCCGAAGCTCCCCTAGTTAATTCAATCTTCTTCCGTAAGGTTGCGGAAAAATGCCAAATCGTCATCCTCATCTTCGTCAACGGATGCTTCCGCAAACTTTGGAGCAGGAGTAGACTTAGGTTCCCAAGCTGGAGCTTCCTCAACTGGAGCATTACGTGCAGGAGTAGGTGAAGTAGTTCTACCTAGAGCACGGTCAAGACGAGCCTTGAGTTCATCATAGGTCTTGAAGTTCTTACGATCTAGAAGAGCCTGAAGCGAATGTTGCTTCTTATAGATTGCTTCTAGTTCATCATCGTTATCACTTAGAGGACCAGCTGAATCAAATTCAGACTTATCATAGTTTGGATAACCTTCCACTTTACGGATCTTCAACTTGAAGTTAGCACCAGTCCAGAAGTCAAATGGATTTACTGGTGCTTCATCCTCAAATGAAGGATTCATCAGATCGTTGAGCTTGTCAAAGATCTTCTTACCATACTTGAAGAGGAAAACCTTACCTTCGTTTTCAGGATTGGCAGGATCCTTTACGATATAGACATTGGAGTAGTAAGAGAGGCGGCGCTTCTGCTTACGAGCAATTTCCTTGTCGGCATCGCTACCTGAATTCCAGAGCTGTGAGTTGAGTTCACCAAGAGGATCAGTTTCACCAAATGTTGTGAGTGACTTTTCAATGTACCAACCACCTGGGCCTTGGAAACCATGGTCCCAAATACGAACGAATGGGACATCCTCACCATTTGGTGCTGGAAGAAAACGAATAACTGCATAGCCATTGCCAGCTTTATCTGTGGCAGGCTTCCAGAGATTTTCAATATCTCCGTTGTTATTGCTATTGGAGTTGAGCTTATTTAGCTCCTTGTTGAGCTTTTCAAAGTTTGAGCTCGAATTGCGCTTAAGATCGGCAAATGACATAGTATTTCCTTTATGTTACGATGTATAGTTGTTTACGAATTATTCCACATTGTCATACTGACATAGTATATATACAAGATTTTCAGATCTCAAACGTTGAGTGCAAAATATTTTTGCATTTTTCTACATCAAATTCTACAAACGGCTTGTACTTTTCAATCTTAGTGCAAAGATCAGGCCATAGAACTGTATCTGTTATCTCTTTATTCCAATATGGAAAGAAGTTGACTAGGTTATTTAGAATAACCATAGTCTCAATACTGACAATTCCTTGTCTGTATAGTTTAAGTAAGTATGGATGTTGTCCATCTTTTACAATTAGATTATCTTGAAACTCAGGTTCGAGTTTATTCAGGTCAAGTTGAAAGTTGTAAGTCAGAGACTGTTGTCGTTTTAGCCAATCCGCATAAGTAGATTCAGCATCATCACCAAGCAAATCGCCAATCCATTTAACATCACGATTGATGAAATTGGCTACTAAATAACGCTCGGGATCCTTGACTTTTGATAATTTATGGAACTGGTACTTATCACGACGAGTCTCAAATGAACTTTGTCCAACATTGACCTTACCGTTATATTTGAAATAGTCATATCCTTTCTGGCTGAAATGGTTCTTCATAGCCAGATAAGTACGATATGCATCAAAAGCAGTAAATGTCATATCACACCTCAGATAGTATAAAGTTCTTTAATAGCTTCCAATAGAGTTCCGAAAGTATCAGGTAACATTGCAAATTGAGCTACAATATCATCATTCTTATCTTCGATTTGAATTCCAATACTTTCAAACTTTTGATTATCTTCTGTGATAATATTACCAAACGCTACTGTGACTTTACCACCATTTGGTGTGGTTTTCACTACATCACGAATGCCAACAAATTCTTTACTTTGCATCATTTCACCATATTTAAAATAGTACCTAAAGCGAAGCAAAAACTTCCCAGTAGGTAAAGCCAATTACTCATCTTCAAAAATCCACTCACCGTTCTCGTCGGTATAGCCATATTCAGCTAACAGTTGTGCGGCCTCTTCTGGATCACCACCTTCAATCATTCCATAGATTGCATAAGCAAGTCTGTTTGCTTTTTCTTCTTGTGCACTTACATAAGCTAGTGCAATGTTTAGCATATCTTTATCCATCAGAATGGCAACTTTGCACGCTTTGGAAGATAGTTTAGAGCTTCAGCTTCAGATTGCAGCCTCGACTTAATCTTTGCATTTGATTTAATCATCGAGGCTGCGGTTTCGATTTCGAGGTTATGTTTCTCACAATAGTAGACTACGGCATCCATCATATCCAGATTATATTGCTTCGATAAAGTATCAAGCTCTAAAATAAACTTTTCAGTGGTCAAACCGTTATTCACTACTACTTCATTATCAATCATATTTTATCCTCTATAAAAATTATGGCTACCTATCATTACAATAAGATTTGATCTATTCACTCTAGGTTTGTCAAATTTTGCACGATAGTATAATGCACCTCTAGTAATGTCTCGCATATTCGATGAATATACTTGTCTTGCTAATTGAAGTGCTCGTTGATATAAAGCAGGTTCTCTAATCTGCTTATTACGCTGACAGACCCAAGAGAACTGGCACACTTTATGAGTTTTTTGTGTAATCACACCACAAGGTGTAGTTGGGAATTTACCAGATTTCATTCTGTTTATGACCACATTGCTTACCGCAAGCATCCCTTGGTCACCTTCACCACGTGCTTCGTGGTACATATTTTGAGCTAGGCAAATAACCTGCTTATTTGATTCAGCATGTGCTGGAGTAGTAATTAATGTTGCAACAAACAGAGTTGCTATAAATTTTAATATCTTTAACATAAGTCATCTCATCATTCTAATGACTAGACAACTTGGTTGTGATATGAAGACTAACACGTACTCAAATGTGGAGTCTTCTATATCCATTCCCCTCTTACCTAGGAATGCTGGTCATTAGTGTTTTCGTCGGTGAATAGTCCAAGAACTATTCGCTTTCTTAGCCACATAAGGACTTGAAGCTTCGTAAGAGTAAAATGAAGTCAAGAAGACCCCATTAAAGAAAGTATTTATACTTCCTATATTACCTTATATTACATCATTAGAATAATGTCAACCAATAGTTTCTTGGTCAAATAATGGCTTGTCTGGATATTGATTAGTTTTGACATCAGGTCTAATGTTTGACCCATCCAATAGCTTGTCAGTATATTCAATTGCCGCTACAGCAAGTGCAGCAGTCTTAATCATCTGCTCACGGAAGTCATATAGAGTATCATCATTATAAGGTCTAAAACCACCTGGAAACCAACGAGTTGAATGATTAGCAATATAACCTACGAAATCCATAGGTGTATTTACTTGATCATCAGCATCAGTACCCCACTTTTTCTTCTGATATTCACGTTCATTTCGAATTTCAGTTAGGATAGATTCCATATTACTTCCTCATGTGAAAGATTCATAGCTGCGCCAACAGTTGCATAAGCAGCAGTTGACTTAGTTAAATCAGTATACATTGCAGTACGTTGTGCAACATTATTCAGATCGACATTGCGCATCTTTCCTGAACCTAGACCTGCCTGAGCTGTATATGTGGTGACATCAAAGTTTGCACCGAGGAAGATAACTTCCCATTCCTTCTTCTGAAGTTCAGCTACCTTAGCCTTAATCTTAGTCTGATTGTATTCACGTGACTGGTTTTCTTCACCGTCAGTTAGAATTACAACAACTGTGCGCTTTGAGTTACGCTCAAGTGCTAGATTCATAACATGTGCTGCCGCATCATATAGCGGTGTGCCACCTGCAGGAGACAGAACAGTATGCTTCAGAGGTTCAAAGTATGCAATGCTCTTATTGTCTGTAATAGTGTCAAGTCGTGTAGCAACACCAGATGCAGTATAATGTGAATCAAATGCAACAATAGTTACAGTACCTTCGATCTTCTCCTTCTGAAGACCCTTGATATATTCATTTAGTGATTCAATTGCATTTGTCCAACGTTCACCGCTCATTGAGCCAGAACGATCGAGTGCAACAAAAACTGATAGATTATTTGACATTTACTTTCCTTTCATCTTCAAGAATCCACTGAGTTACTTCTTTCAGTGCAGATTCTGCTTTTTCTTTATCATATGGATACAGAG